CTTTTGTGCCTCAAGGCTGATAAGCTGCTCATCACTGGCTGTGGATACACGGCAGTAGGCTGCAACCTTCAGCTTTTTCTTTTGAATCAGGGTTTCGTTTACCCCGATTTTTGTTATCCTTTTCATCAACTCACCTCGCTTTTTGGGTAGTGATATATTCCCGTACTATTGCGGAACTATCAAGTCATTTAGCCCATAATCTCCGCCAGAAATGGGGAGAAAGTTTTGCGATTATAAGCCGATATTTTGTGGAATTCATCCACAGAAATCATGCCGAACAGGAACATGGTTTCAAGCACCTGCTGTGCCCTGTAATAGTCAAATTCTCGCTGAAGCTCTTCCTGTGTGATTTCGTGTGCAACGGCGTTAGGTATCTTAAAATTCTCAATCTGTTTTACTTCCATTGTGATTCCTCCAGTCCGGGGAACGGTGGAAATGTTCCCTCTGCCTATATGCGAAAAGACAGGCTGAATCGAACCCCCTCAAGGCAAAAAATAATGCCCTTCAAGGAAAAATCCTCAAAGGGCATCGTGTTAGTTCGGAATCTTCAGCTTCCAACCGCTGTAAATCACATTGGAAGTCAGTCCGTTCAGCTTTTTAATTTCAGTGTATCTGCCGCCTTTACCAAGGTACTGCTTGGCAATATCCCAAAGGGTATCACCCTTGACCACCGTATGGATACGGTAATCCGGCTCGGAACTTTCATCCGCAGGATAGATGACCGTGCCGTCATTTGCAAAAACAAAAGTTCCTGGGTTCTTATCTGCCGCCGCCTTTGCATTGGAGAGAATACGGTAAGCACCCACCTGGGACTTGCTGTCCTTCCAATCCTTACGCACACGGTAATAACCAGTAGTCAGCTTTTCAGGATATGTCACCGTAGGCTCTGCAGGAGTTTCGGTTTCCTCCTCATCGGTAGTCGCCAGAAGTGCCTTGACCTCGGCACGGAAGGTATCCATGCTCTTGCCGTGCTTTGGAAACCAGTGCATCACATCGCCGTGGTTGGATGCCACGCCCTGCTTGTAACCTTCGGAGTGGCAGATGATGTTCTGTTCGGTCAAACCGTACTCCTTACAGAGGTAGGCACAAAGTTCAACGGCCTCACGGTACACCTTCTTAAAGTAGGCATAATCCGAAAGACCGTCCTCGCAGATTTCAAAACCGATATGGGTATTGTTTGCACTGCCCCCAGCGTGCCAACCACGATGATTCCAAGGGAGAGTTTGGTATGTGGCAATCGTGCCGTCAGCCAACTTGCCGATAAAGGCATGAACGCAGACCTCTCTGCCGCCGGGATGGTAGGTGTTCCAATGATTGCCGTACTGGTTTTTACCGAGCAAACCATCATCAGGACCTACATAGCGTTTTAGGTTCGGGTTGTTTGCACCCGTGGAATGAACCATGATACCCTTAACCGTGATTTTCCTGCCTGCTTTGTAACAGGCGTTTTCCGTTAAAATAAGTTTGTGTAAATTCATGTTACTTTCCCTCACTTTCCTTATTGTCGCGGTCATGGAGCTGCTCCAAAATGTCCTTCATCTTCTCCGGAATCGGCAAACCCAAGTGGGATGCATTTTCCAACAGGCTCACGCCCTCATTTGAGATGTAGAAGAAAATAACCGCTGTTCGGAGTACACTGCCATCACCGATAACATTGGCATCCAAGATATGTGCGATGCCTATCAATGTGAAAATCAGCACTTTACGGCAGATACCCTTAAAACCAACGGAACTGGAGAGGTTCTTGTCTGAAATAGCACACATGACACCCGTGATGTAGTCCACTGCCACGAACGCCACCAGTGCATACAGAAGACCGTCAAAGCCTCCCAAGAACCAACCGAGCCAACCGCCGAGGGCGGCAAAGATGATTTGAATGGTGTTCCATAAATCCTTCATAGTAAAATCCTCGCTTTCATAATTTTTTGTATGCAAAAAGGGCACCCACCACATTGGCAGATACCCCTTAAAGCCGTTATTCAGTTTGCTTGGGCAGCCATTCCCAGACTCGCATATCCTCCTGCCCAAGGGACCACATACACATCCCTCGCAGCTTCCAGCGGTATGCCGCCTGATTCGCCCAATAGATCAGGCTGTCCACATCCTGGTAATACAGAATGGAAAAGCCGTCCGAATCACCAAGGAACAATCGTGAAATCCAAATGTTGATGTCCCTTGGGATGATTTTTGCCATGTAATCATTCCCACACACAAGTGGCATGATGTGGGAATGGTAGAACTCATAGTCCAGGGAGATGCTTTCGCTTCTGGTGGACGATTCCTCCACATCGGAAGTAAGCGTGAATACTTGAAACTCCTCATCCCATGTGCAGTTGCTTCGCTCAATCCTGCCAAAAGAAGTCTCCGTGCCGTCCGGCATCACCACATCAAATCTCTCATACGGCTCATATGTCCAGGCATCACCCAAACGGAGCAATTGGCAATTGATTTGGTTATCGGAGCGGATGCCTGCATAACCGCTGCCACTGCTGACCGTTGCCGTAAAACGTAGTGTATTGGATGCAGAGGAATAAACACGCACCTTGTTTCCACGCTTACGCATTTCAATGGTGTAAACATTAGGATTTGTACGAAGGTCTGCTTTCGATGTCTTGGAAAAGTCCGTGGCATAACTGCCTTTCAGCGTAGAACCCTCATACAGTTCGATACGCTGCGTATCATAATTAAAACAACAAAACAGTGAGCCAAGGAAAATTCCTGCCCTGCCACCGCCATTCTCCGGAAAGATAATCTGTGTCCTCAGATGAATATCGGAAAAACCGTTATAGTTCCACGCAAGCTGACCGTAACCCTCAAGCTGTGAGTATGGTCGGCTCGTATCACCGTAGGGCAAATCCTCCTGCCACACATCCCATTCCCCGGACAGAACCGTCCAGTAACTTTCGGGGATTTTCTGTTCATCACGGAAATCCTCATACCAAACCAGTGCCGAGTCAGGCTTTCTGCGTAGCATTTCCAAGGTCAGTTTAAAGCCTGTGGCGGGACCCACCATATCTCCGTTTACATCCTTGAACTTTCTCGGAGCAAGGGTATATTCCGCTTGTCCTGCAGTCGGCTCTTCGAAAAAATCGGTGCAGACGCGGAAACCATAAAACTGCACACCGTTGACACCGACCGAAATGGTCAGTGTATGCTCTCCGGCAGAAAGGCTCACACCCTTGGCAAGCGTAGTCCAGAAGGTAGTTCTCCAATACGGCCACCACAACCTATCCTCGAAAAAGTAGACAGTGCTGCCATCCAACGATGCGTAGATGCTGTTTTTATCCCAAAACGGATAGCAAAGGCGAATGGCAACATCGTAGGTGCCTGCCTCATCAATGGTAAAACTGTAGGTAGCAGAGCCTTCATCTCCGAGGGTGACCAAAGTTTCCGATACAGAAACCACGCCTTCATAGCTGTCCGGCTCTGCGTTATGGTCGATGATAATATCTCCGAACTCCGTCTTTTGCTGCTTGGCATAGGCGGTCAGATACCTTCTTCGGTTGTAGGTTTCCGACATCTGCGGATATTCCTTGTAAACAGCATCTCTGCCTTCCATGTAGTCATACACATGAGGCAATGCCCACGGTCCCATATCGTAATCATCCCAATAGGAAACAATGGGGATGAAAGGCTGCGGAGGTGCATCATCGGTAAAGTTATACAGACCCTGCATCCAATATTTTGCAGCATAATAGGTGTGGGATGTACCACGATAATACTTACCGAGGTTTTCCGGGGTATCGTATATCTGCCAGTTCCAACCATAGGCAGGCATACCAAGGAACACCTTATCGGGGTTCATTACCTTGGTGGCATAATCATAAATGCCTTCAAGCCAACTTCTTGGAGAAACGGGACCTGGTGCAGAACCCGCCCAAGCCATACCGTAACTCATGATGGATGCCGTATCACAGTATTTATCCAGATCACCATACACGCACCAGTTCTCACCGCCGACTGAACCGTTGACCGAGGTCATACCCGGAAGGCAGATGTTCATCTCCTTGGTAGGGTCATAGGCTTTGACGGTTTCATAGATGTGCTTGAACATGGCCGTAGACGCTTCATGAGTGGAATAATCATCGCCTTTTTCCAGGTCGATATCCACGCCACTGCACCACGGATACTTCTCCATGATGCGTACAAGTTCTGAGCAGAAATTATCCTGTGCACCGTTTACATTATCACGCAGAGCCTTAAAGATGGAGTTGGCACCGTCATTGGCAACAGTAAGCAGCCAACGGATGTGGGACCATTTTTCAATGTAGGTCAGCATATTGCTGATGGCAACACCGCTCTCGGTAATCGTGCCGGTCTTATCCACCTTGAAGGAAAACAGACCGATGGTGTCGATGCGGTCGCCGTAGTCGCGCAGGGCTTCATACATACGGGAATTACCCATGAAGGTCCAGACCATAATGCGTTTGCCTTTCAGCTTATCCCTCATATCGACACACCTCCATCCGTCATCTGCTGCAATTCAAAAAGCACCCTGGCA